AAATCACACATTCAACTAATTTCTCAGAAATGTCTGAGTTTGATTCTAAAGCAATACCAATAACATCATTTGAATGAGCAACACCAGCAGAAGCTAAACCACCAGCAGAAGCGATGATTCTATCACCTTTACGAATTGCGCCAATAACACGAACTGGAACACGACCTTTAAGAGCGATAGCAGTACCACCTTCTAGTTCATCATTCATAATGTATGCAGGGTTAGCAGATACAACACCAATAGCACGACTACCCCAATTAGCAGCAGTAACTTCTGCGTCACCGCCAACCATCATAACTGTACCAACTGGGTAGTCAGAGTCTGCAAGATATTTTTCTGCCAAGTCAGCGTAACGAGCAGTAATAGAAGTACCGTAGATAACAGCAAATCTATTGGCAGATTGTCCGATATCACCAGAACCATTAGTTCCAGTCTTAACGATATAGTCTACAGATGGAGTTGTTGAACCAGTAATGGTTGGATTACCATCAACACCATTTCCATTGGTAACAGAAATGTTAGTTCCTGCTGCAATACTTCTTGTTACCGCAGTACCTGCAGAATCTTTAACGAAGAAACCATGAGTAGTTACAGCTGCTAATGCTGTTAAGTTATTAGAGAATGGTTGAATGTCAGAACCAATAACTAAACCTAAGTTTGTTCTTGCTTGGTTCACAGAAGTTGCTGCAGTGCCACCAGAAGCAATTGCCAAAGCAGTCGTTAGAGTCACAGTACCACCAGTAATAGTAACATTATTTGCAGCTTGTGTAGCTATAGTTCCTAGACCAAGCGCAGTTCTTGCAGCAGAATCAGTCGTGGCACCAGTACCGCCATTATTGATAGCAACTACACCGCTAACATTAGTAGCATTGCCTGTAACAGTTCCTGTTAAATTACCAGTCACATTACCTGTAACATTACCAACTAAAGCAGCAGTAATTGTTCCAGCAGAAAAATTACCAGAAGATCTAGTTACTACAGTGTTTCCACTAGTATCTGAACTGCTAGTATTTAAACCATCTAGTAAGTCAGCGTCTAAACCAGAACCTACTCCATCAACTGTTTTTATTTTTGTAAGAACATCAGATGCATTATAGTCAGTGGCAGTTAGTTTTATACCAACTTCACTATTAAGATTATCAAAGTTAGCGTCTGCCTCTGCAATCGTTAGCGGACTGCCTTTTACACTGCGAAGTACGATTGTTGCCATTATTGTTTACCCTTAATAAGCATTGCGAGCATCTCTTTTATCTCTGTTACATCTGACTCAATTTTTTCAATCTTATCAGCGTTTTGTTTAATTTGTTGATTTAATTCTTTAGCTGCATTTCTTTTTTGCAAATAGTTCTCACGATCTGTTCTATTTGTATTTATCACTGCACCACTGGAAAGGTCTCTTACGAGACCATCCTTGTTTTGTATTTTAACAAAACCTTCCATTATACGCAAGCCAGTACACGAAGATCTTTAATTCGTGGTACTTGAGCAGTATTAGAAGATTTCATAACAATCTTAATTTGAACTGCATCAAATGCAACCAAATCATCCAGTGAATAAGAAGCATCATAGAATTGATCTTCTTGATTAGATGAAGTTATAATAGGAGAATCTATTGTCATTTGTGAATATGGAGCATTTCCAAATGGTACATTGGAACCAACAATATTAGTTTTGTACCAAACTTCAATAGAAGCATCGGCTGGAAGATTAGCTGCAAATTTAACTCTTAGATAATTAGAGTGTGCTGCTAGGTTAACCCTCTTAGTCACATATTTACTATATGTAGAACTTTCTGAAGGAGCATTCTCAGCAGTAAATCTTTCTCTCTGAGTTAGTGTTGCGTTACCAGTAATTGCTGTTACTGCAGAATCAAATGTGATAGAAGATCCATCTGCAGCGACTGCAGTTATCAACTTAGTGCTTGTTCCAGAACTTGCACCAGCGATGGTTAGATACTTACCAACAGTCGCAGTTTTAAACGCATCGTTTTGGGTAGAAGTAGTAATAGTACTACCAGAAACAGTCACACCAGTAGCGTTACTTAAAATTACACTGTAATCTAAATTAGCCACATTGAGATTAGTCTCAGATGGATTATTAACTTTATTTCCAATAGCAATCAAACTTGTTCTATGAGTATCAATAATCGGTGACAAAGCATCATTTGAGCTGCTCATAACAATGTTAAATTTAACTGATTTATCACCACTTAGTCCGAATGAAACATCAGCTTCATTCTGCTCAGAAGCAATCATCTTTGGTGCACCGAAATAGTTAGTTTCATTTGCCAATACACCACTATAATCGCCATCTTGAACATAGGCTACTTGTGTAGTCGAATCAACAGACTTACCAGTAACACCCTTAATTCCAAAACTAATCGGAGTCTCAGAGAATGACTGTAATTGTACCAATGGTTGAACTGCGTCATACTGAATATGTCTTGTAGCCTTAACTGCCGAGCCACCACTATATCCAGATGAAGTTGCGTTTGTGCCAAGAGTGATACAATAGCTGTCTAAATCAACATCGCTAACTGTATGAGTTGTATTAAATCCAGCAAAAGCAATACCATTAACATTGGCAGAAACACCACTAATGGTCACATAAGAACCAGATGGAATACCGTGATTTTGTTGCCATACTCGGACTTTAGCAACTCCTGCTCGTGTTTCAAACGGATTAGCACCTAATGTTACTTGTGATAAAGCATCATTTTCGTATTCAACATTAGAATTAACACCAGTTTGGAATTGGCAACGATAGATTGTAAATTTTAAATCTTGAGTTTGGTCTGCTGTCCATGTAGAAGCATTTTGAGATTTGAATAGTGAACCAAGATATGGTTGCTCAGAAATAGTACGAGCAGTTCCAGGCATTTGATCACCAACTTGAGAAATCCAAACTTTATAATTATTTGAATCTGATGCTAAAACGATAGCATACTCAGTATTCTCTTGTACATAAACAGGAGAAGGGAATGTGAATGTAGTTGGTGTATCATAAGATGGTACATCTACTCCATCTAACAATACTGTGTTTGAAGAAAGATTTATAGATTCTGGTTTTAGTGTAACACGAGAGAACGGTAAAACTCGTTTTCCTGGATATCCATTAACCACTTCACGAATTTCTAATGTAGCTGGAATTGCAGTATCTTTAGAAGCAAAGAATACATCAACTTTAGATAAGAAACAACCACCCTTTTGTTCGATTAAGAATGTTTGAGCAAGAGGATCCCACCAACCAGTATCAGCAACAACTCTATCAGAAGTTTGAGTAATAACTTGGTTATCTTCAAGTGGTTCTTGTGCTAGTTCTGCATTACGAACAGCATGAACTGTTCTTTGTTTAGTTTCAAGAATACCCTCTGCACGATAATTTGCTCTTGCACGAGAAGTAAATGCTCCATTTGCAGTTGTTACATCAACAAGTTTTAATTCACGACTACCACAACGGAATCTTAATGATTCGTTATTTGGAATATTGAATAGTAAATGCAGATCACCATTGAAATTAGAGATTAAAGTACTACCCAGTGCCTTAGTTGTAATTGTCCCAACTGTTCCAGATGCAGCAGTAGGATAACCTAATGGATTTGACGCAGTGATTGTTTCACTACCAGAGAATGTTCCTTGAATATTAACTACATATAATGCATATGTACCATCGTCTGGATTATATTCTTTGCCGACTACAACTGCTGTTGCAGAAGATGAACCACCAGTAATAACATCACCACGATTCAAACAAACTTGTGAATCACCACCAACTCTTCGAGCAGCAGCAGTTGCATTTGAACCGACATTGGTTTCAGTATCAAATTTATTATGTGTTGCTAATTTTGCTGCAGCTGTCGCTCCACTAGGAGTATACTCAATCTTAGAAGCTGGTGTGCAATAAGCAGAAATATCGATACCATCAAAGAATGGATAGAAACGAGTGCTTGGTTTTAATTTTTGAATTTGAACAAGAATATTTCTTGAACGAATATAAGGAATAGCTGCAGTTGATAGAACACGATCTCCAACAACTTGTCTGTCAATTTTCTCAACAAGAGTAGTTTTGATACCTGTTCTATTTTGACCAACTTGAGTTGCCTGTGTTTCTACAGTAACTTGACGAGCATTATCGATGGTTGCGTTATTACCTTGTCCAAAACGACGACGCAATTCATCAACAGAAATTCTAACTTGTCCTTGTCCAGCTGCCCAGTTAGTACCACCTGTATATACTACACGACCAGTACTAATAGGTGCACCAGTCCATTGTGTTTGCCATGCATTCCAAACTGTTCCAAGAACACCTGATTTCTCAGCAATGTTTTTAATTGTATTAAAGTTTCCTTCAACATCAACTACTAAATCTGGACGACGATCTGTTTCAAACCAGTCATCTGATGATGGGTTAATTTTAACATCACCCAAGAATGTAAAAACAGCGAATGGATTGATATTTTCTAAACGAGAAGCATACGCTTGTGTAATTATCGGCAGATGATTAACAACAGGTAATGTAATAACATCACCATATAATTTGTAATTCGCTGCAGCACGATCGCTATCAGAAGAAACACCTTCAATCAAATTCACATTTTGCATTGTATAGAATGGACGCAGTTCTGCTCTTTCCATATCAATAGAATTCAAATAATCTGGTGATGTTGTATCACCTGTATTATGTCCAGCAAAATTATCTACAATAAATCCATTTTTAAATCTATCTAAACCATTGCTGTCTATAATATTTAAAGATTCTGTTTGTTGTTCAAGCAATGATAACGATGTATAGTATTCTAGGTTATCGATTCGTTTTTCTAGTTTTCCGATATCACGCATAGTGTATCGTTTGTTATCGATTCTATTTACTTGCACATTATTGCTTAATGTACCAAATGTGTATGGCTCTAATGTTAGATTATAGAGAACCAGCCCAAGAGTTGGATCTAATGGCTCACCTGGATTTAAAGATGACACACCATCAATAGCAAAGAAATTACCACCAAAGTCTACAGCGATTTTAGTTTTTCTTGCTAGGTAGTATTCAAAATCAGTTGTGATGTCAATACCACGCTTTGGTAGTAATGTCACAGAAGGGTTTGTACCAGTAAATCCTGTTCCCTCGTCATCAATCTTTGGTCTAAAGTCAATAACATCTCGTAAGGCAGTACCTTGGAAATAAGGTAAAGCACCATACTGAATAGATGCAGGGTATGAGTCTTTAGTAAAATAATCACCAGTGCCGTGAGTGAAGTAATCAAATGTTACTTCAATAGGTGCTTCTGGTGGAGCAAATGAATTTTTGAGAATTAATCGTGCTTGATCGTAGTGAGTAGATCTTTGGCCATCATCCCAGATAAAACGATCTGAAATATCGATAGAGTACGAAGCACCTGGAGACGCAAATGTACCAGATTTCATTTTAACTGAAATCAAACGATATCCATCACCCTTACCAAGTTTTAATTCAGTAACTTGTGCAGTCGCTGCAGTGGTGAATGTTTTAGTGGCACTCGCAACTAATGTTTTTGTCTTTTGAGTTAATGACGCACCACTCTTATTAACAGCTGCAATAACAAAAACAGTTCTACCATTCAATCCTGTACTAACCGCAATAGATGCGTTTGCACCTGATGGAGTAACAGTGGCTGCAACAATAGCACCACCTGATGTAGCATCAGTATCAATAACAGTATAATTATCATTATCTGCTGCTGAAGCCATAGTTCCAGATGCAGTAGAAATAGAGATTGAACCAGCAGAAACGCTACTAGTAAATGTTTCATATACAGTGTAAACTGTATCGCTAATATCTTTAATTGCGTAATATGGGAATGGGAATAATAAAGAAGTATATTCTGGTTCTTTGATTTGAGTCTCAACTCTATCAATTGTAACACCAG